CACGTTATGGTATGCAAAATCATGCCAATCAATTTTGGAATGTAATCGCTTCTAAAAAGGTTGGTGATGTTGCTCATCAAATACAAGAACAAAGTGACTCTGCTTTATTTATAGAAGTTGTTCAGACCTGTGCTGTTTATTTTGCGTGGGCAGAAGCCTTACACCTAAATAATAAGGACAAGTGGAAATTTTAGGGGTGCTTATGAAAAAGAATGCGGAAGATGCAATTCAACAATTATTAAAAAATAAGAATTTAAATTTACAGATGGGGGATAGTGCCTCATTTGATTATGGTCGTATTCCTTTTGACATTCCGGCCTTAGACCAGCTTACTGGTGGAGGTATTCCTAAGAAACGGTTCACCTTAATATATGGTCCAACTAACGTAGGTAAGTCATATCTTGCTTCTCAAGTGGTAACCAATGTTCAGAAAGATGGTGGTTCAGCTGCATGGATAGATACAGAATTATCATGGGATGCAGAATGGATGGCTAAATGTGGAGTAGATGTATCTCAGACATTAGTAGCACAACCTACTAATGGAGAAGAAGCATTAAATCTTGCACGAGAACTGATGGAAGGTGGCATCGATGTCATTGTATTAGATAGTATTGCGGGGCTTGTTCCCACGGCTGTTCAAGAAGAAGAATTTGGTTATAGTCCTATGGCATGGCAAGCTAGATTTGTGAATAGTGCTTTACCGAAATTATTAGCCCACTTACATAATGGTTCAGCCCTTGTAGCCATCAATCAAGTTAGACAAAGTTTGGGTCCTGTAGCATTAGATAATATGCCCGGTGGGGTAGCCCAATCGTTCTTTGCACATTTTTTGATGCAAGTTAGACGAAAAGGTTGGATAAAAGAGGGCGATAATAATGTTGGGTTTGATATGGAAGTTCGACTTCGTAAAACCAAGGTGGGGGGAGAGAATTGGAAATCCGCAGTTGTTCCCTTTAGAGTAGAGGGTGGTATTGATATCCTTGAAAGTTATATTAGAGAAGGTATCGCTCAAAAGATAATTACCCAAGCAGGTGCTTGGTATACTTATGGTGAAACTAAGGTGATGGGCTTAAATGGAATCAAAACTCACTTCACCGAAAATAATGAGGATTTCAGAAAGTTGAAGGATGAACTTACCACCTAAAGATTTCACAAAACAAGAAAATTTCATAGCCAAAAGTTTAGATGAGTTTGGTATGAGGTATCAAGAACAAGCCGACTTTTTCCCATATACAGTTGACTTTTTTATACCAGATATTGGAATGGTTATTGAGGCTGATGGTTATTATGGTCATCTTGCAAAAAGGGATGCAAAGAGAGATGAATATTTAGGAAACCATAAAGATGTTGATATAATAGTTCATATAAAAGAAACAACACAAAAAGATATAAAGGAAAGAGTATGGCAGGAATTAAACAGATTAAGCGACCCAACAAGAGAGTTCGAGAAGTAGAAGAACCTCAAGATATTTGGCTTAATGAACTGATTGATGATTATCTCCAAGGAACTATGCATGCTCCACGAGCAGGCGTATTCTACCCTTCTGCATTAGGTAATCCCTGTGATAGATATTTATGGCTGTGTTATCATGGTCATATGGTAGACCAACCTCTGCCCGCTAATCTCCAACGAATTTTTCAATGTGGTAGTTCTTTAGAAGATAGAGTGGCAAAATGGTTTGATGGGTTAAAGATATTACTCTATCAAGAAAAACCAGTTCGATTAGAAGTACCTCCTATTTCAGGACGTATTGACTTTTTAATTCGTCACGAGACATATGGTAATCATCCAGTCGAATTAAAATCCATTAATAAGGTTGGGTTTGGGAAACTAAAAAGGCCCAAGCCCGAACACTCTCTACAGCTACAAATGTATTTAAACATGGGTGATTATCCTATGGGGACAGTTTTATACGAATGTAAGGATGACCAACGTATTAAATCTTTCTTAGTGGAACGTGATGTGGTAGAATGGGAAAAGATATTAGCTAGATGTTTTAAAATTCAAGACATGATAGCTATGCCAGAAAAGTGTACAGGCGCATCATGGTGTGCTTGTAAAAACGTTAGTGAAATAGGAATAGCATGATAGAACGAGTAACATTTACGGGGGCAGATGATTCTGTTTCCCCACAAGCATTAGCAGAGATTTCAAACGATTTTACCTTCGTTGAGTGGGGGATATTACTGGGTCCTAAAACTGATTCAGGTTTCCCAAGATTCCCATCTCAATCATGGATAAGTTCGTTAGCTTATACTTATGAGATTAGTACAAATAGACCTATGAAACTTTCAGCCCATTGGTGTGAACCTTTGGTATGGGAATTAGTTTCTAATGGTAAATCCTTTGATGAAATCCGGGAAGAGAACAATATCCCAGATATTTTTAAACGGACTCAGATAAATACTCATGGGATGAAATATACTTTCACGGCTTCTTTTATTGAGGAAATAAAAAAGCACCCAGAGATGGAATTTATTTTGCAAATTGATGGGATTAATGATGACTTTGTTACTTCACTTAATCTACCAAATGTTGCCTTATTGCAAGATTATTCCAGTGGGGCGGGAATATTTGAGAATAAGTGGGGTCATTGGGAAGGTAAGAAGTATGGTTATTCTGGTGGATTGAATATAGACACTTTGCCACAAGCTATGGACTTGTGGATAGAACGACCTAATAATTTTCCAATCGCATGGATAGATATGGAGAGTGGAGTTCGTACAGGAACACCTCTACGAGATGGTAATAGGTCAACATTTGATTTGCAAAAAGTAGAAGAAGTATTACTATGGGTTGACCCCTATTGGAATGCTAACGTTAATATCCCTAAATCATATGAGGATGTTATGAGTCCTTATAAAAGGATGCAACATGCAAGTACGTGATACAAAATGGACTCCCATGAAAGCATTGGGAAGGGCGCAACGAGAGGTTGAGTCTCTTGGTCTTCCTAATTTTAAAGTTGATTTAGAAGAGCGTAATGACTTAGATTTCTCTAAATTAACTAACTATGATAATAAAGACCTAGAGGATTTCTTAACTATGTATGGTGGTTATAAAGGATATCTCGAAACTCGTGTTTCAGATATTGAAGCAACTGTTGGGGCTTTTGATGCTGCTTTTAATGAAGGATACAACACAGCTTTATTCAAAGTAACTCAAGAGTATAATGAAACAGATAAGAAAAAACCAACTCGTGAAGAATTGAGAGGTGAAGTCCTTACTAGATTTGAATCATTACGGGAATTAAAAAGAGAGTTGATTGAGCAACAAGCTTTGCTTAAAAAGACTCAGGGTTTACTAAATACTTACACAACAGCCTACAACACAGTTAGTAGGGTAGTCGCATTAAGGACATACGGTAACCAAGCACAATGAAATATTTAGGATTAGATTGTTCAAGTTTAGCTATCCATGGGGCGATAATTGATGAGAATGAAGAACTTGTGTCTATTCATAAATGGGGTAGTAAGTTAAAAACTTTCGATAGTCGTTTCCCAGAGATAGTAAAAGAATTTTCCAAAGATTTGAGTAAAATAAATCAAGTAGAATTTGCTTCTATAGAGGCGGCGATTTTCATTCAAAATCCAAAGACTACTATTGCGATAGCAAATGTCGTTGGTGCTGTTTGGGCTTTCCTCTTGGAACAAGCTATTACAACATCTATAATAGATAATCGTTCTTGGAAGAAGGTCATTATAGGAAAAGGCAATTCTTCTAAAGACGATATAAAAAAATTTGCTGAAGAGAAGTGGGGAGATAAGTTCCCCGAACAAGATTATGCTGATGCAGCCTGCATTGCATTATGGAACAAAAGGAGGTTCTAGTATGGTTATGGGTGGAGGTGGTCTAAAAAAAGTAGACCACGGAATACGAATCCATATGAGTGGTAAGAAAGAAAAGAAGAAGTTGGAGTATAAGGACAAGTTTCCAGAACACCTTCCAACTGTAGAGGATGTACGAAAAAAGTATGGAACCATTGTTTGGTGTAAATACTTGGAATGTAAATCCAATCAAGAGGTAAAAGATTTACAGACGACTAGTGGAACTGTTTTGAAAAATAGTCGTTATAAACCTCTTAATGAACAAGACCATGTTTGGACTGGTATTTGTACACGAGGAGAAATTGGTATCAAGTACGATGAAGTGAT